TTTTCATCCACTAGTTTATCTAAACTTACACCTCTAGTTTCAGCATGGTCTTTGGTCCACTCAAAAACCTTTCTTTTTCCTTTGCTATCATACCGTTCAAAAACAACCTTGGTTTTCTTAATTTCCACCACTCTAGCTACAGCCATTTTTGGGATCACAATATCATTTACTTTGATCTTCATTATCATCCTCCGTGGGGTTTTTAATTTCTTTCCCCAACGCCGTAAGCCTCTCTAAAAATTCGGGAGACTTATTGACCATCATAGTTTTAGTCGTATTTAAAGTCAGCTCTTTTTCATCCACTGTAGAGACCATCCAATTATCTTCCTCATCTCTCCATACTATGTGATACATTGGACAGAACCAGTCACAGTCATCGAGTATCTCATCCATCAAATCTGCGGCGGATTTCGCTAACTTAGTATTATCTATGACATTATTTATAATATCTGAACTATCTAAGATAGCACAGACAATACCACTTCCACCTGACTTTGTATTAACTACGTCACCAATCTTAAATTTAGGGTCTTTCATGTTTTAGTTACCACATCAATTCTATCAATGAAATCGCCGGCTTCTAAGGTCACCAAAGTACTGGCTTCATGGCTCCCTACCTTAACATCTTCAAATACAAAGATAAAGGTCTTTCCTTCATGGGTTTTAGCCTCTATTACTTGGTCCTCCCACAACATACCAAAACCAGCCATCATCGTTCCTCGCATCTTATGCCGCGACACTTTACCGTCTATAGACAAATAGAACGTCTTGTATTTCATTTCTTAATCCTCATAGTGTTTATCACATCGAGCGTGATATCTCCCCCGGTAGCTAGATATGTCTCACCATCGGGAGCATCTAATACAAATAGAACTCCACCTACCCGTAAACTCTTACCTTTCAAGTTATCCACGGTCTTTTGAGGAACTACCAGTACCTGATTTCCGGCTCGGATTTCGTGTAGAACGTCTACGCCGTCCACCAGTTTTACCATGTCGCCTCTTTTTGGTTGTCCTTGGTCCATAAATAAGCTCCGATAGGTCGTTTACTTTGCCTGAATTGGCTAGGTCAAAGTGCTTTTTACACACAAACCTGTGTCCATCTCTCTCAATACGGAGGCAGTATACCTCTCGTTTCTCAGTAGAAAGAGACTTATTACACCCCCAGGCACTACAAGTTATTGTTCTATTTGACATTTTCTCCTCTTTTTCTTGTATATTTCTTTGTTTTATAGGCTCCCATTATCTCACAAGCTAAATCTAGCTTCTCAGCCGCTAGAATCCATTTTTCTTCCCATTGGCAGTCCATGACCTTCTGAGCCCCTATGTTTTTCAATGGTGCTCTGTGGGCGTTTCTCTTACCACCTGACGCGGTAGGTTTAACAAAGACGCCAAGCAAATTTTCCGTTTCTGAGTGCAGGTAGATTTCACCACTCTTACAGGGGATAAAGAGCATATAGCTATAATCATCTCGCTGTTCTGCTTTCAATCCTTTCGTAAAGTCTCGCTCGATCCTACCTTTATAATAATTTCGGATAGTTGCTAGAGAGATAGCCTTCTTGGGCTTATCCTCGGCTCTTACCTGATAGGTCTCTCTCACTTTTTCCCAGAATTTTGCCATTATGGTCTCCTATTGTAAGGCTCGTACTTACCATTTGGTAAATAATTTTTATTAGAAAAATTGTTCATTAGCCTTTAATAACTGCCAGAGGTTCTAATTTCACAACAATATCAACTAAGTCTTGCTGTTCTTCCATTACGATGTCTATGTCTTTGTAGGCGGTAGGCGCTTCCTCCAGGTCTTTCTCATTGCGTATAGAGTGGATGACCCCCTTGCCATCTAGCAGAGCGATTTCTGCGTCTAAGTCAAGCCCTGTCCTTGCAGCCTTCCTACTCATCTGGCGGCCAGCCCCATGACTACAGCTCATAAAACTTTCTAGATTACCTTTCCCTCGAACAATGTAGGAACTCGTACCCTGTGAGCCTGGAATAATACCAAGCTCGCCCTTCTTAGCCGAAGTAGCTCCTTTACGATGGACCATAACGTTGGCTCCATAATGATTCTCCATAGTGGCATAGTTGTGATGAATATTAATATATTCAGTAAATTCCACCTCTAAGACAGAACAAAAAGATTCTTTGATTCGTTGGATCATTAAATCTCGATTAGCTTTAGCAAATTGTAGACAATACTCCATTGATCTCCGGTAGAGCCTCCCCTCTGCGGTATCTAGGGGCAGAAAGGCTAGACCATCAGCTCCTTTAGGCTTAGGTATATTGGAGTGCCACTTGGCACACAACATTTGTGCTTCCTCGTTGTAATGTTTGGCTACTTTATACCCCAGGTTACGTGAGCCGGAGTGGACCATAAACCAGATATAGCCGTCGCTGCCCTTCTGGATTTCAATGAAGTGGTTTCCTCCACCCAAGGTTCCCAATTGCTTGAGGGCTGAGCGATATTCTTCGTAGATTATAGGATATTCACAGAATACAAAACCTCCATTAAAGCCGTCATATCTTTCTCGGGGCATTAGACGTGCATCCTGTTCTCCTGCGTGGTGTTTAAAACCTACCGGAACAGCCTGTCTTATCAAGGACATAATTTTCTTTATACCTTCTGTGGGTATATCCGTAAGACTAGTTTTCACCGCAGCCATACCACAACCGATATCCACACCAACAGCGTTGGGGATAATAACATCCTTACAGGCTATTACTCCACCTATAGGCATACCATAGCCTTGGTGTGTATCAGGCATTAAAGCAACGTGTTTGAACAGGAAAGGTAAGTTAGCTAAATCCTTGGCTTGTTCAAGAGCTCCTGATTCCGGGTAGTTACACCAACTCTTAATAGGTTTCTTTTCTGAAGTTATGATTTTCACTTCTTATTCCTCTTCATATAATCTACTGCGTCCGAATCGACTATGGCTTTTAATATCCGTCGATTACCAAAAAAGCCTCCCAAACTATTTTTACTTTCTCTATAGTCCCGCACTCTGTATCCTGCTTCAATAATATGCCCTAACCATTCATCCAACTCAGCCAGAGCCTTATGCTTATCTTTATCCGAAGGACCTATATCGTAATCGGCAGGGTGCATAAGAACGGCCAAGCACGAATGTTTGTGATAAGCATTTTCAGGGGCCTGACTATAGGCAACAGTATGTTCGGCTATAGTTTCGTAATTACCATCATCTGAGTATATGTGGTAATCTACATAATTGCCTTCATATAAAATACCCAGACAGGGCCTTCCAAATCCCACTTCTCCGACACTAAAACGAAAGTCAGGATTATCTTTCAAGAATTGGGTAATATTTTTGTATTCGGATAATTTCATTTCTTACTCTCCTTCATTGTTGCGATGGTGTCTATGCCGACGATATCCACTTCCCACACCTCCACCTCTCTGTTATTTCCAAATCTAATCCAGTATTTAAAGCCCACAATGGGACCACACCACTCAGTTCCCATATCTACGATTCTGGCTGTTTTTAACTTGTGTGTCTCCCGCATGCAGTCGTCGAAGTACGTGCGGCGCACTTTAACTATCTCGTTGATACCGTATTTTGGTCTAATTATCGCCATTGTTTTTCTCGAATTTCTTTACACATCGTTTTCCACAAACCCACTCATAGTGTTGTTTTTTGGTATCAAAAACCATAAAGCCTTTATATGATTTATGCGTCCCGCTGTGAAAGAACTCAATTTCTATCTGTTCTAATTCTTTATGACACATTACGCACTTCATTAGAACAACCTCGAAGCGGTAGAAGCCCAGTTAGTATAGACGTGTCCATCATCCATAAAGATTAAACTACGAATATCATCCTCTCCTGATTTATCTTGTATACAGTAATCGAAATAAGTGACTGATAGACCTTCATAATCGAATAATGTGGCCCCGTAAGGTAACTGCCGCAAAACCTTTCCCTTACTGCTCAGAGAATCCCTCATTAGGTTCAAAAACAAAGCTTCTGAATTTTTATCCACATTCTTGTTGATCCAATCTACAGTAAGGGCTGCCTTGCTGCCCACCTCAAATTGCACGTAGTTGGGAACGGTTATACTTCTAAAAGACAATTGTTGAATATTATTATGTTTACAGGCTGATACGTAGTCTGCAAACGAGTGTTGCAAAGTAGTATCTAGCAGATTTACCGTGATTCTGTTGGTCAAACCTAAATCCTGTGCGGCGCTAAATAGAGGCTTGTGAGCCGCTATATCAGCAAAACAGTCAACAGATAGGGCCAAAGTGTCTAAACCCCTTTCTTGGAGCGAATTTAGTACGATACCATGCCCTTTTACGTCTTGCAGCAACAACTTTCCATTGGTCTGCAACTCCACAGGGAAGTCTCTGAAAGCCTGTATCATGCTTTCCACGTAAGGCCTTGATAACATTGGTTCACCCTTGCCAGTAATCAACACGCTGCTGACCTGACAGGCCTTAGCTAACTGTCTGACCTTATTGACATTTCTATCCATCAACTGACCGTGCTGCCCCTCAGTATAACCTGTCATCTTGCTTATACAATAAGGACAATTCTTGTCACAACCGTTGTATGGAACGCAGATTGATAAGTTTTGTGCTTTCATTTGTCCTTCCTCCACCGCACAAAAACAGGGTGACGGATAGAGCCATCTGCGGTTACTTCCATACCCTTAACCTCAGCTATTTGACCCAAATAGGCCTTCTTATTGGACCATATTTTGACCCGATTAGCCTCAGTAAGGCCTGTGCCTACTCCTACTTCTACACCGTTGAAATCCACCAATAGCTTGCCCAACATGCCTTTAAACTTACCTTCACCTTCCTCGAACCCCGTGACTTTTAAATCGTGGGTTATAGATGGCTTTAGCTTGAGCATAACCTGTGAATTGACAGATACACGCTTCCAATGGTATGGGGCTTTAAGGTCTTTAATCATAATACCCTCATACCCGCTGTTCAAATAATATTTATACCACTTATCAAGTTCTTTCCTATTTTTAATAGGTATGGATGGAATCTCCACTACGGGAGAATAGGATTCTCGGAAGGAAGCATCATCGCTAAACCAATCTTCCGTGGTGGGGTAGTGCTCGGACACGTTAAGTATAATTTCAGGTACCTCTTCCATTCTCTTCGCATATCCCTGTGCGTGAGCTTGTGCTGTCCAATCCGCGAGGGGTATACAGTCGTAGACAGTGTATCGGATATGTTCTGGTACATCTTTATCCTCCGAATTTAAGATTGAGGTAATTTTGTTGAATGAATCTGCTTGTCCATGCCACTCGGTTGAATCAAGCTCGCCGTCTAACACGTAGCCTTTGACTTCGTAGGCCAGTCCCTTAAAGTGAGTGTTCAGTTTAGAGTTACGTATAGGTTTACCGTTACGTCCAATAAAACCTACGTTGGGAATCCACACAGCCCTAAACCCATCAATCTTAGGTTGTATCCATTTGGGATAGGTAATCTTATCTAGGTCAGGTTGTTTGTTATCCGCCAACATCACCTTGAAGGACGGGATAGTATTTTTTCCAAAAGCAGCGTTGACAGTCGCAGGTCCAACGCCGATAGCTTTTTTCGCCAACGCAGCAGTAAACCATTTCCGTTCTTGTTTCGTAAACGTACTGAATACGTCATGGATCGTGTTAAGTGCAATATGGCCTGATATCTGGCGCTGCTCCAAAGCCTTGACAAGAAATTTAAACTTGGTGAATCCTTTACCGGGGATAGGAAAGGACTCGACGCCCTCAATTCTTTCTTTTGGCATTTTGTTGACATAGTACACCCTGTATATGTTTAGTCCAATATCGAGATATTCTCTCAGTTCCACACTATCGTGGTTCTTGAGAATCTCTGCTTTCTCTTTGTTACTGTTGGTCTTGGCAATCTTTTCTAATGCCTTAAACATTCTTGCCTCGTTTCATGTTCGCAGTTATATCCAAAGAAAGGACATTATCCTCACACTCGACATATTCTATTTTTCCTTCTTCCTGTCTACTGACGAATTTTATAAGGTAATTTGTTTGCCCAAAGGTCCATACAGAGGGGATTAAATTCACCACAACACCAGATATAGGGGTGGGCCATGCACTCACTTTAACTTTATCCCCCAACCTAAATTTCACTTCTTATTCCTCTTCATATTTTCTATAACGTCTAACCCCAGTACATTCTCGGGCATAATAAAAGTAACGTCGTCATCTTCTAACATATAGGCGACAACATCTCCATTACTGAGAGTTCCTATATCCACTATCGTCGATACGCGGTGAACTTCTTTGAACCCTTCGCAGTAAGTCCTTACCTTAACCCTATCTCCCACTTTGTATTTCATTTCTTTTTGACTTTCATATAGGTTACCGCATTATTGGGTTTGACCTCAAACCAAAACCTGCCGTTGTCACTAACTCTGATAATATCAAATCCCATCTGTCTCGCTAACTCTATAAGTACATTAGCTATACTGCCTACGCTGTGCTCATCGCTCCACGGTACAGGGAGAAATTGAGACTCATCAGTGACTTTTTCTTTTTCAACCTTTGACTTCATGTCCAGTAGACTCCCTCATAAAACACCAGTGTTGAATAGCAATTTCTTCTCCATGATCTTTATAAACCTGGTCGTACTCCACCGCTTGATCTAAACACAGGTCACAACAGACCGCTTTGCGCTTTTTGATTTCAGCGGGAGTAAATTTCTTGTTACAATTTACACAATTCATTATTCAGTCTCCATTTCTACTTGTTCCAGAGAGATTGCCTTGCCTCCATGAGTACGGCAATTGACTGGCAAAATGTGATGCACTAACTCCGTAGCAAAACTCTCATGGTTTGCTCTATAGACAACATCAAAGAATCCGTGCGCTTGATCTTCAGCAGTTACTTCATAATCTCCTTTGTTAAAACGTATCCGGTATTCAACTAATTTGAATCCTATTTCACAATCAAAAGGTTGGTAGTATTTCGGTTCACCGCAGCTTGTCACAATTAAGGACAGTCCAGCAATAAGCAGCGAGGTCAAAAGGACTAATGCAGTCAATCTCATTTCTTTCCTCCAAATATTTTCTTTCTATCAACACCGGGCCTGAGAAGTCTATTGTTGATCCTAAACCTTTTCTCCTCATTACCCAGTACATAATCACAAGTCATGGTAACCCCTTCAGCCTTGTAATAATCATAGAATCGGTGAGACTTTTTGCTCATAAACATTTCTGCTCGCTCTTCTCCATATCTGCGGAGGGTAGAAATAATATCGTGAGCAATATATCTCATATTTTCACTACTACATACTATACCTACCTCAGTTTCTACTAACCTACTTCCACAATAGGGGCAGGTGCTTTTGATCTTCTCGGCTTGAAACATAGTGCGCTTCTTTTTGTCCTTCGAAGGAATCAAAAATTTAAGGGGTGTTTTAAGTTTTCTCCTCACCCACGGATCATCCTTCCCTTTTCGTTTCTTATGCAGCAAGCGTTTCATTATCCGCTTCGCTTGCCCCATAGACTTGTCTCTCAGGTCGATGATTCGATATTTCATATTAGTTACCAGACCTATTTAAATTCTCTAATTGTTGTATAAGTTCATCCATTTCCTTTTTTATCCGGTCCTTTTGTTCCTTTGTTAGGAACCGAGGTCCCTCAACTCATAAGTGCCACTACACTTGTGGGTTAAAACTTCCGATGCCTCTTTAAACAGTTTCTGTGCTCCCTTAAACTCTTCTTTAGGAAGGTCAATCTTTCGGCGTTCTCCACAAACTTTACAGTAGATTTCATAAATCATATTTTCCCTGTCTTTGCCAACTCGACAACAATCTTCTTTCTCTCTTCAAAAGTAGAGTGGTGTTGAATAATCTCAAAAAACTTGTCTCGGTTGGGATCAGGTTTAAGTCCAAAGGTCTCTGGCCCTGGATTTCTAGTGAACGCCTTAATTTCTTCATCGTTTTTCTTTCTCTCTCCCATTTGCATAATATAGGATCGAAAGAAGTTCAAGGCTAGCTCATGGTAATCCAGAGTTCTCGGAGCCTTGCTATCTGGTACCTTAAAACCGCTCATCGACGGTACCTCCGACGCCTAGCTTTTTCATCTAATTCAAGTTTAATTACTTTACCAAAAGGTACATTGCGCCTAAAATCATCCACTGAATAACCACCTTCACTCAACGCCCACAGCAATAGAGTTTTAGGTTTCTTTAGGTCGAAGCTAAAGTAACCATCTGTCAAAATTACCGCTGCGTCATAGTGATTTTCGTCAATGTATTTCAGCCAGGGACCTGCATCTGTACCACCTCGGCCATACATCGCAAACCTATCGGGCTCCAACTTTTTATTTAATTTTTCTACTTTCTGAATCGTTGTATCACCCCAAACCAAAGTAATGTCGGCCAGTTTAGTATCCATGAGCCTATTTATCTCGCCCCCGAATACTCTTGACTCATCCTCTCCGATTGAACCCGAGGCATCAATAAATACACAGAGATTTAACTTGAACTGCGACTTTTGGCCTGGAAAAGATACCCCATACCTACGGCTTGGCCTTTGTCTTGAGTTCTTTCGCATAACGCGGGTAGCCCGCTGGATAAAACTTCTGAGTTTAGTTTTCCAACTCACTTTGGTGGTAAGAAACTGCCTAATCTGCTCTTGTAGCATACCGGGGAGGTTACCAAAAGAATCACCCGCTTTTTCCATGCTCTCTCGGATGATACGTTTCAACTCCTCATCCAACACTTCTCTGGTTTGTCCTTCAGTAGAACCCCACTCTGAATGATCTCCTCTCCCCGGAGTTACTTGTACTTTACCGTTTTTAATATCTTCGGCTAACTGTTTTTGCTCTTCGGGGGTAAGGTTAGTCATCCCGTTTTCCATGTCAAGAATGACCTGCTTTTGTTGAAACTTCTCCTTCATGTTTGGATCATTCATAATGGCTTCATAATACCATTCAGCCGTTTTGTCATTAGGCAAGTTATAGTCTTTGGGCAAAAGGCAGGTTTGGCCTCTACCATTAGCGTCGGGCTTGGGAAGTTTAGCCTCAGCCTCTTCCTGGGTTAGCCCCGACTCCATTAACTTTTCTACTGCCTTAGCATGATCGAAAGTAGGTAGGTTCTGAATCCACTGGTTAATAGCCATGTCCGCGCCAACATTGAAAATCTTAGGGTCACGGTCTTGGCCTCTGTGCAAGTGCTCATTAAGCAAATGACAAAGTTCATGTTTCAGCACCGCTACCCTCTCCTTCGTTTCCAGTTCATTAAAAAAGAACGGATTGATAGTAAGAGAGTAGCGGTTATCTACTACTGAAACACAGGCGGTAGGAATCTGCAAACTTGTGAGCCTCGTTAATTGTTGCATCAGGTGCCCTAGGAATGGCTCCGTTGTTAGCAACTGAAAGATAGCCCTTTCAAGATTCGACTCGGCAGTTTCCGTAGCCTCTTCGACCTTGCGCTTCGCCTCTGCAATCTCTTCGGGAGTAGGCGGCTTTGGCTGCTCTGCTACTTTCTTAGCAGTTTTTTTCTTTTCGTCTGCCATTACTTTTTCTCCCTAGTCTCGATACTTTCCAGACCAACAACCAGCTCATAAAACTTATTGGCTTCTTTGCTCTGGGAAGCGAGAATGGCATCCATGAGTTTACGATAGTTGTTCATAATAATTTCCGCAGCCACATATCCCATGTCAGCGGGAATATCAGTAAGAAACGTCAACAGATTCTTAAACTTAGTTTTATCCTCTACCACCTCATCAATATTCAGTTTCTTATCTTTGAAGAGGTCCTCAATAGCCTCTTTCTGTAGATCACCACGCCCTGTCTTAACAGACTTTAGAACGTCTTTACGGATAACTGGATACTCGTTAAGAATCTTAGTAACGTCAATCCGTTTGAATTGGGTTTTACGATAGTTGACATACTCCGCAGCGGCAGCAGAGCCTACCAAGCCGTGAGCAATATCAGAGATGCAATCTCCTACAAAATTACCTTGTGGATCATTCTTATCCAAGTTTTCTAAAGCGTCAACCATCTTGGCTAACAACACATAACCTCTGGGGTTACCCTTCAAAGACTCAATAGAAGTACTTTTGATAGCTTGGCCTAGCATCTTAGGGTTATCTCGAATAAACCCACGTACATCATCCCTAACCCCACTTGTAGAGGCAAAATCAAGCCACTCATCTTTGGTAGGAGTAAGGTGAACGTGACAGAAACGGCCCAACAGCGCAGGATCAATGTCAGTAACTTGGTAGTCAGCGTCGCCAGGGTTACCCGCAGCTACAATAGACCAGCCCTTCGGCAGCTCATAGTGGGTACCAATCCTCTTATCCAAGGCAATCTGAAAAACCGATTGCAGAACATCGGGACGACCACGGTTGAGTTCGTCGAGGAAGAGGATACCTTTACTCTGGGGGTCTTTGGGCAGAAAGGGGGAGGGCAAGAAATCCATTTCTTTAGTAACTGGGTTGGCGTAGGGAATACCCATCCAATCACCCGCCTCAGTTAAGGCAACGCGAATGTCGATGAAATCAATCCCTAACTCATCCGTGACCTGTCGAACCAACTCACTTTTACCATTACCGTGGTCGCCCCATATCCAAACGCAAACGCCTGACTCACGACCTGCTTTGATCATTTTCTTAACTCTGTTAATACTAGCCATTGTCAAACCTCCATTAAATTTCTCTGTTCATCCCTTTTATCTTACCATGGTTAATTCGGTTTTGTCAAACTCTTTTTCGAGGTAAGCCAAAACTTTTTCAGCATACTGTTCGTTGGTAACTATGTACCCGTTATTATAGAATAAAAGGGCCTTCTCTAGGTTCCCCCCGTACTTCCTTAGTAAGTGGCGCACAAAAAGAGTACCGCACGCAATATTATTAGCTGGTTCAAAAGCCTGTTTTTTAGTCAGTCCACAAAGTTTATTGTAGATCACAGGCCTTAACTGCATCAGTCCCACCGCTCCAGAATGGGTATTGTAGGCCTCAGAATAGCCGCTAGACTCAATTTGAATGATACTCTGGGTCAAAGTGAAATCAATAGCAGAAAAGTCCTTGAGAGCCGCGTAGTGAGTTGTGACAACCTTATTTTCTAAGGCATCGACTCTTTTCTTGAGTTTATTGGCCTTGTACTTAGTCATAAATTGAGCAGCAAAGAGGCAGATAACCGCAAAAGTCAATATATTAATTCTCTTTTTGTTCTGAGTAGTTATCATTCTATCCTCCCTAGTGTGGTCTAATGTTTGGAGTGGTAAATCCTAAGCTGCTAATATCACCTCTTTCTAACAGTTCTTTCAACTTGTTAGTCCAAGTATAAGTGGTTTTTCCTGTCTGCCAACTATAATCCCTTTGTAAAAAGGCTTTCTTTAGGGTAACTTTTCTTACGCCGGCGTAGCTAAGTCCTGAATTTCTCAGAGCTCTTTCTCCCTCGTTCTCTTTTAGCCACCGAGACATGCGCTTCATTCTGTCAATTAATTCAGGGGTTTCATCGAAATTAGCATACATTTTCAACCGTCTAGCAACGGAGTTATGCTTATTGATCCGTGCCTGTAATTGTTTCAGACGGTAATGTTTCTTATTTCTGCGAGGTTTAGTATCCTCAAGGATGAATAGGTCTTTGGGCTTCAATCCCACGGACCTGCCAGTATCCATGTAGACACACCACACGGTATCTTTCATAAGATCAATGATTTTTTGCGCGTGGTCTCTCTTCTCGGTATCAGCATCAGGCCTTTGCCCATCTTGTACTGCCCACCGCTTTTGATAACTGACCACTCCCCTAAACCTATGCTCTTTCAAAGCACTATCTTTAATATGGTGACCACTAAACTTGTGCCCAGTGAGCTTTAACACAGCCATTTGAGCAAAGGTTTCAGGATGTTCTTCTTTGTAACGGTTGTACCAACTAACCCGCCCCTTATCCCCAGTCTTTTTAAACATTTGCAAGAGAGGATAAACCTCTCTCCCACCTGGAGAAGCGTAGCGGTAATCGCCCGGACTGTCTTGTGAGCGTGCCAAGATAAGATCAGCAACTGTTTTACCCAACTTCTTTTTCATACGCTTTGCCTTGTCATCCAAAGCAGCCTTCTTTAATTTCTTAATTTCTTTATCAGCGTCCGAAATTAGTTTGTAGAATCTGTCATTCAAGGCTCTACGGGTTTCCCACCGTGGATATCTACCATGAATTTTCTCAAACTTACGTCTAAGCTCATAAGTGTCGGTAGTATTTAGAATTTTACGAAGGTTGATCTGAAGTTGTTGTAATTCCTGAATCCTGCGGTGAGCCTCACCCTTATCAAATTTCTTACGCCGACCCATTATTGCACCTTTCCAAAAGCATCATCGGGCAAGTCACCCAACAATTTAAGTAAATCCTCAGCTTCTTTTTTGTCTTTGTCTGCTTTGGTGGGTTCCTGCTCTGGTTTCAAGCCTTTGAGCAATCCCTCTTGCACATCTTGAATGGCCTTAGCCACCCGCTTACTTAACTCTTGTTTGCTGCATAATTGCGCTTCCTCTAGGATATCTCCAACCACCGCTTCAAGGGCTTGGACAGATAGCATAGCAAACGCAATCAGCTCTAATTGAGCCAAAGGACTGTTGACAGCTTGCATGGCTTTGTTGATATCAATTTTCTTGTCTTTGGACATTTTCTTCCTCCCCCTCGTCAGGTAATTGATTAAACACCTGATTTCTTGCTTTCTTCATATCGGAATAGAGCTTACGGCCCACTCGGATAATCAGCATAGGATCATTAATCTTCTCCAAAACCTTTTCAACTTCACTACTTGTAACTCTCTTGCCTCTAGCCATCATTTACTCCTTTGATTCTTTGATCGTATCACAATCCTCTGTGGATTGCAAGTCTAAATCACTTTCCACTGTCCTCTTTAAATATAGCCCTGGCCCAGATAGACGGTTTGGAATCTGCTTTTTTACCTTTCATATATTCTGTAGTTGCATCACCAAATAAAGAGTTTAACCATCTGTGTAGACTAGCCAAATCTGATATACTAATAAGAGTATAGTCAGCGTTGTATGCTTCCCCAAGGCTTACTTTGGTTACCGGCTCCCCGCTATCGGGAGATGAGATTTTAATATAAACATTTCCCCCTTTCCACGATAACTGTTTTTCAGCTTTATTTTTTTCTTTCTGAGCTTTCGCCAAGTCTTGATTCTTGGTTTTTAGCTCTTTCACTAGACTTTCTATGCGTTTCATACCAATCTCCTAATGTACCACGCAACGTAGTGTGATAAAAAGAATTAGTAGCAGCAAAATAAAACCCATTACTTCTTATTCTCCTTCATGTAGTCAACAGCATTGAAGAATCGTATATTGATCCCGTTGTTGCGGCAGACCTCTAAAAATTCATCCCACTCTATATAACCATCGTCACCTTCTTTGGTAGTGTACCTAAATCGGATCAAGGTTTCGCTGTTACGTTTGACACAGGAATCGCACTCCCCTTTTCGCAAGGTACGGGAAGCACACTTCTCACACTGTTTCGTAATGTCTAGAGAAAACCGATTACCCCTAAATCGTCCATACAATAAATAACCATCTATGGTCTTGGCGAATAACTGAGTGGGACATATACCACCAAAGTGGAAATGGTCTTTACTATCTGATCTTATGGTGAGGTTGATCAATTCTTTTTCTCCGAGACAGTGTAACGTCTATGGTTATTTTGGTGACCGTTAGAGCAGCACCACATCATTTTCTTTTTTCCCTTGAGAGGCACAACTAAGGTAGACACAGCCTCAGCATTACACTCAGCACATTGGTTATGAACAAACTGTTTAACTTTGGTTTGATGTTTTCTAGTCGCCATCTCTTGACCTCCCTAGAATCATGGCCGCACCACATTGACGGCAGGTTTTAGGTACATCCCTCAATCTTACTTTGACTGGATCAAAACTCAAATGGTGCGAGCAGTCATTGCTAGCGCACCGAAAAGTCATTTGCTTACCAGTGATATAGTTCCTTTCAATAGCCTGTGCTTCCTCCGGGGAAGGGGAGGGGGGAGACTGAACGGAGGGACTTTCTTCTATGATTAAAGGAGGTTCATGGTCTATGTCCTCAGTCTCCCCTAAATCTACTAAAGTTTCATTGATCATATCTAGCAGACATTGAGAATTGTTTTTGAAAGTTTTGGGCTCTTTATCAATGATTACATAACCACAGTGGCGGCAGCGGTGGTTGCCCGAACCGTCAACAGTAAAGTGAGTAGACCCACAACCCATGCAGCGATTAATAATTTTCATTGATTCGCTTCCTTTCCTCTTCAAGATTCATGGCGTGGAAGTATAGAATAGCCTGTTGATAATGATATCGAGCCACATGGATTGAGCCCTGCGCCTTGAACCTTTCAGCTAACTTTCTATGGGTTAGCCATTTATGTTTGTTGTTTGTCTCCACCTTTCTTAAACCTTTCGTACAGCTTGTCTGCTGCTAATTCCAAAAATCTTTTCTTCTTTGGCGAAGTATTACCAGGAAAACCATACACATCATCCATTGCTTTCCTAATGATCTCTTTAACTTCGCTTATGTCTGATTTCTTGATCATACTTCATTCTATCAAATGTCAACAGGTTTGTCAAATTTATTTTTCCTAGTATTTTTCATATGCTGTATAGTAGAGGGTCTAAGAAGTTCCTCGGTAGTGGCCCCATTGATATCTAAATAGCGTTTGCAACTAGGAGGAAGTTGCTGGTTGTCTAAAAATTTTATGCGATACACATTATCATTCCCTTCCTGTTCCCAATTTCCCTGACTAACTAATTTGGTTACAGTGGCGGGAATGTGAAATGATTCGCAGTACCAACACCACACCATCACCTCATCCCCTGGAAAGTATTTCTGTTCAATGGGTTGGCTCATCCTCTTCCTCTTGCAGTTCTTTTAATCTAGCTTCCATTTCTTCGGTAGTCATGTTTTTGACTCTTTCGTTGATCTCCCGAATACCTTTTTCCATAAAATCATAATGCTCATGGCACAAATAAACCAAATCATCTCCAACTCTTATAATCCGGTTGGCGTGTTTAGAACAATTTTTGATTTGACAGGTTTTGCTCATTAAATACCCGCCAACTCGTAGGATTTCTTAAACATTTCGTAACAGAACTTCGCATGGCGCAAGGCTTTCTCACAATCATGGAGAATACCATAGTCACGAAACTTAATCCACATCTTTTTAAAGGTAAGTGCCTGATAGTATGCTTCTATTCCTGTCATTGTTTTTTCCTCCCTATTAATTGATCGTACCAAATTAATTCGCTCTTGTCAAATTCTTTTTTTACCTTATTTATCATACGGTTAAACTGCATTGTACGGATCGTATCTAGTCGATAATCGGTTAAGCACTCAACCTCTATTTGGTATAACAAAGGAGGATTGTTCAGAAAAACTCTGGCTAAATGCTCACTTATATCATCCCCCACTGTCAATACATACATTTTATTTTCTTTTTCTGTCTCGGGTAGAGAGTAGAGAAATCGTACTTCCCACGATCTTTTCTCTGGCAAAATTCTGTAAACATTTACAATCACTTAGCCCACCCCGGTCTCTGTCTATTAGTCCACTGTGGCTTTCTCTTATCATTTTCCCACTTGTCTTTTAGACATAATCTGTAAGCCTTGAATATATTGAGCTCTTTTTTGAATTTAGTACAGTTAGGAAACATAGTGATTTCATTAGACTCTGGCATGAACGCATAGCCGGCATAGAAAATCTCCAAATATTGCTTACACTTATGTGTTTTACCGTAACGAAAGTTATACTCATCGCACAAGGCTCTGAAATGGTTTAATAACCACAGGTAGTTAGCTGCGTTAGTCCTTGTCCAGATTGCACAAGGATGGTTGACATGAGTGGGGCGATAGGGAGCATTAGTAGCCCCCATAACGTGCATAGCGGTAGAGAGCAACTGAGCAGATTCTAGACACATTTTGATCACTCGCTTGTTGTCCAGTACTCTAGCTGACTTGTGAGCGTCTAAATATGTAACAAAGATGTTCACGCCTTACCTCTCTTCATATATTCTATAGGAGAAACCACTTGTAATTCCCTGATGTTATCGGTTTCTACGACCCTTCCGGGGATAAACAAATCTCTCAGCAATACTCTACTAAACACATAGTTGATATCATATCTATATTCTATACGGCAGCCTTCGAAAGAGAAAAGGCATCCCTGGTAACTAACAATTTTGTTTTTTAGATTAATTACCACTCTTTCCCTCTTTCATCATAGTCACTGTGTCTAATCCCTGAATATCCGTAGCATTGATTCTACCCGTTAAATCACTCCATAAAAAACTCACATAAATAATTGAAAAGATTAGATTACCCTCAAGAGATACACCTTCTATTATATCAACTATTTCTGCTTTCTCTGTCCCGTGAGTATTATGGAAATAGGTACCAAAATCCACCTGAGAGTGCGGCCTGACAAGGATTCTGTCGCCCTTTTTGTATTTCTTGTTAGGCATATCTTTTGTTTTTCATGTAGTAGAGGGTATTAAATCCTCTGATTTCATTTTCGTGCATTTCAATTTCTCCGTCAGCCCAGTCTGTAATCCAGTATTTTGGAGACCAATCTCTTCGATCAATACCACGCTTTATGATAGTGGCCTCCCATCTCTGATCATACCATTCTATATCTACCCTATCCCCACATTTGTATTTATATTTAGGTTTTGGTCTTTTCTTGCGCTTCTTTTTTCCCACGATTTCTATTCCTTTTAACTTTCATCTGGTTTATTATATCATATCTAAGAATGTGTCTATCTGTCAAGTATTGACCCCACCCCATAACTTTATATTTTCTGGAATAAAGGGGCACTGACCCCGTATAAGAGTAATGTTCATAACCCGTTATTTGCTCATAGACTGATTCTATTTTGGTTCGTACCTCTGTAAGGTATGGAGGTATCCTTACCCACACCCAATCTCCCGCTTGATAGTTAGGTTTATTCATCTTCTAGACTCTTTTCTAATTTCTCCATGTTCTCTTCCGTGGCGTATTTAAAAGGAAACTTAGCCCACAAACGTACTGGATGGTACTGCTCACCACTGCTAGACTTCTTGCCAACCTTCATATTGGCGAATCTCTCACGCTTTGGGAGCTTTTTAGTGTTGAACCCTTTGTAGACCTCTAACACTTCCTTATCTAGGTCGATCACGTAAGCGTATTCACAGAATAGAGAATCAGCAACAAAATCAATAGAGTTACATAAATCTCTAACATTACCACGACTTATCATTGATAGGATATCAGCAGCAGTATCTCTGCTAAATTCTGGGTACTTGGTGGGCCAAGCATCTCCTACTTTGTCAACTATTGCCTGTATATCCGCGTCCGATAGAAAGCTGCACTCCCTAACTGACCACCGGAAATCCTCTAGATCCATTTCATTTTGTATAAAATCACAAATAGTTGCGCCCTGTCCAGTAGGGTATCCATCCCATTGCCCGTACTGAGCAACTTTGATCTTACCATCACAAACTACAGCGGTAATGTTCCTAGTTCCCATTGTTTTTCCTCCACCCTTTTGGAATTTTTCTAGAAGTTTTATCTCTGTTATTGTATAGAGAGATAGGGAATAAAATCAACGTCATAAAAAATCCAGCAATTATTTGGCGAGTATAATACCAATCTAACATCCTATTCCACTTAGGAATGGACAGCCCCAACCAAGCCCCGAAACCTACCAACAACCAACTAATTAACAGTAACTTAACCATTTTTCCTCCCCTTCATATAACTTATTGTTTCTAAACGTAATTCATCCTCAAGGAAAAATAGTGAACAGTCCTCTAAGTAATACATATTAAAAGGTTTTCCAACTCTTTTGGATGATCTCTCTAACACAACCCCACGTACAACTATGCCCTTATATTTCTCTTTGGCAATAACCTTATCACCTATTTTAAATTTATACTTATTTTTCACGAATTGTATCCTTTTTATGTTTCAGAGTGGTAATAATATCTAATCCTGTTATTTCTCCCGGAAGCATTTTAATAGGGCTTGTCCAATGTTGCTTCTCTGGCAAAAACACACTGACCCTGTAAAATACTGTGTACTCACCGTGTTCTACCCCAGTAATATAGCCACTGAAGGTGTCACCGTACTTCACTATCACAAAATCCCCTTGTTTATATTCAGATTTAGTCATGGTTAGTTGTGCCTTTCATATCTTGTACCACCCTTTTTCCACGATTTAGGCCCTTTTTAGTCCTGTGTTTTTCATTGCTTTCTCCGCCGGCCATATATGACCATACGTGACCATATATGGTAGGTATGCCACTATATATGACATGACACTATACCTGCAAGCGCCATGCCAACCTAAGCCGGCTTGCATAAAGTGTGCCAAAGCTAGAGCTCTTGCAAGGTCCGTGCCAAGGTCAACCTAATGGCCTAACACTAAACCGCTAGGCCTAACCCTACCCTAACACGGTAACACGTACCCTTGCCACTCCCTATAAATAATTATATAGGGGAATTTTACCCCTTGCAATTGTCAATAAATAGTGTTATGATCAAAAGACACAAGCAAAAGACTAATGAAAGGGGTAAGTTATGAGCCAGAAAGTTTTTGAAATCGTAACCAATAGGATAATTGACCAATTAGAACAAGGGGTTATACCATGGCGCAAGCCTTGGAAAAATTCCCGCCCACCGTGTAACCTGCTTTCTGGCAAGCCTTACAGGGGCATTAATGCCCTTGTATGCTTTCTAACTACCTTTAAAGAGGGGTTTAGTTCACCATTTTGGTTGACGTTTAAACAAGCCAAGCGGTTAGGCGGTAGTGTCAAGAAAGGCGAAAAGGGCACTCCTATTGTATTCTGGAAGTGGATCAACGGCACTGATAAGGATACAGGCAGGGAAAAAACCTTTCCTTGTGTCCGATATTATACCGCTTTTAACCTGGATCAATGCGAAAACATACCAGAAAGCAAAATTCCACAAGACAAAGGCCTTGATTTCAAACCGATTGAACAGGCGGAAAAACTTGTTTCAGAATGGTTAGGCAAGCCTGAAATCAGGCATAGCGGCAATATGGCCTGTTATTCCCCCGCGCTAGATTTCATTAACCTACCGGACCCTAACCGCTTTAAATCGGTTGAGGGGTATTATTCCACCTTGTTTCACGAATTGACGCATAGCACTGGCCACCCTAACCGCTTAGGTAGGTTTGAACAAAACGCGGTTAATGGTTTTGGCTCTGATAGCTATAGCAAAGAGGAGCTGATAGCAGAAATTGGCGCGGCTCTGTTATGTATGCAATGCGGAATTGATAGCGCGGACCTACACCAAAACCAAGCGGCTTACGTGCAAAACTGGTTAAGGGCTCTTAAAGATGATAGGCGCTTGCTAGTCAATGCGGGACAAGCGGCACAAAAAGCGGTTGACCTTATCAACGGCACCAAACATAAGAAAGGGCCTAGCAATGAATAAAGATAGCTGGATCGAGGCAAGGGAAAATCTACTAATGGAAAGGGTTAACTCTTTAGAGGCAAAGCTAAACCGTTGTCTTGAACAATGGGAAATTGACGCTATAGAGGATAGCCTAACCGAAAACGATATAGTTAACGAGTATAGCGCCATGGTTGATTATACTTTTGAACTATTGAGGGGGTAACAATGATTAAACTAAGCCACAATAACAAAAAGGTTAGTAAGTTAGACGCGGTTAGTTTTGGTATTCAGGCCTTTGCTATCCCCTTTGATATCCTGAAAATGTTTATCAACCGCTTGCCTATTGATACCGAGGCAAAGCTAGGGGCCTTTGAAAACGTCCACCTTGAGACAAAGCAAAAGACCATTGACAATCAAACCCATTGCCTAACTTGCCCTAGTGCGGGCGCTTGCGGCTCTGTATGCTATGCCTTGCAAGGGTCCTATAGGTGGAATGTAGTTAAAGCGGCTAGGGCCTGGAATACCGCTTGCACTTTTCTTGATAACTTTGCTTTTCATATGACTAAGGCATTGACAAAGGTTAAAAGGCCTATTGTCCGGATACATGATAGCGGCGATTTTTATTCGCTCCGCTACTTCCAGCAATGGGTTAAGGTTGCAAAGGCCTTGCCGCAAAAGACGTTCTATGCCTATACCAAAAGCCTAATATTTGTCGATTTCAATGCTTTGCCTGATAACTTCAAACTGGTACAATCCCAAGGGGGAAAACATGACCACTTGTTAAACCCCCTAAAGCCTATAGCGCGTATATTTGAAAGCAGGGAGGCCCTAGAAAAAGCTGGTTTCACCTATGGCAATGAAAATGATCTACCAGCAATTCAGGGGGTAAAGCGTATAGGCCTAGTGTACCACGGCACCAAAAAACTAACAGACCAACAAAGGCAATATTTCAAATAGGAGTTAACCCCATGAAAAACAAAAAACGCGGACCATATATTGACAACAAAGCAGAGCGGCAAGCTTTCTACCGTGACGCGCAATGGAATAAAAACTATAGAGAGCAAAACCGTTGCAAGGCTAGTGATAACCAACCTACCGCTTCACCTATGCAAAAACCGCCTATGCCATGTAGTCAATGCGGCGGTAAAGTAGTCAAGGGCCTGTTTAGGTACGCTTGCCCTACTTGCCACCCTTTCCACTTCCAAAAATGCGGTATATGCGGTGCAAAGCGCCTTTGGTGTTGCTGCTAGGCCTTTACCCCTTTAGCCTAGTTAGCAGCTAAGGCCCCTAGTTATTGCTTGGCTAGGGGCCTTTCTTTATGATTTCAACCACTTAAATGTTGCTCAGATTGCTTTCTAAGGGCCTTAAATGGTCTTAGGTATGCTAGGGTACCAGGGGCCTTGAAAAAATCGCTTACAAGCCAAAATAGAGAGCCATAGGACTAGCGGCAAGGCAAAGGAAAGGGGGTTAAGCATTGCACCTAACCCCCTAGTGTAAAGCAAAGCGGCTAAGGCTAATAACCAGCCTTGACTATACGCTTTGCCCTAGTCAAATTGTTGCGGCGTAGCCTGATAACCACTAGCCAATGTTTCAACCTATCAATCAACCTTTGCATGGTTTCCCCCTAGTCCTGCCTTACGATAACCCTACGCTTGCCATTGATAGTCACGATATCAAGGCGCTTGCTAGGCTTGTTTGACTGGTTATCGCTTGCCTTGTCTTTGTCTTGTTTCCTGATAACCTTCGCTTTGTCGCTGGTTATGATTATTAGGCCTTGTTTGCTCATTGTCTAACCCCTTTGTTTGTCGGTATACTTCGATCATACCAGAAAAAGGGAAAATGTCAATAAAAACTATTTAACTATGTATAAGTAGCCACCTATAATAGGGAGTAAAAAACATGAGTGAAAATAAACTAGAGAAAATCAGGCAACATATTGAAAACACAGTGGGCTTGCATAAATTTCTTGATAATTTCTTAGCCAATTTCAAGCGGGAATGTAAAAGAGAAGAAAGAGAGCGCAATAAGTGGCTGAAAAAACAAAGCAGCAAGCCGCAAAAGCCTTGGACTGGAAAGGCCTTTCAAGCTAGGTTTACCTATGCCAAAAAACAAGCTAGGGAGAGAAGCATTAAATGGACCTTAACAGATAAACAGTATTATCAATTGGTTGAAAAGGCTTTATGTTCCTATTGCGGTTACCCCTTAGCAGGTAAAGGAGTGGAATTAGATCGAATAAATAGCAAAGGCATATATGAAACAAACAACGTAACCCCCTGTTGTGGTCTATGTAACATGACTAAGGCGCGGGATAAATTTAGTTATAGAGAGATGTTAGACCATATAGGTCCATCCATATCGAAAGTCAAATACCTACGTGATAAAAAATAGTCAAATGAACATTTTGCCCTATTTCCATTAATCTAATAATATCCACAACATACCTACAATACAAAATACCCGTGTAATCTACCTACTTAGTGAATATTAAAGGGAAATTTAGTTTTCCCTTTCGAGAGCTCGTCTATGGCATAAAATGCGTTAACTTTTGCCGGCAACGGCCGGCCAATTAAGGGGCTTTATTCCAGGCGGGACAAGCAAAGGCCTAGCAGGTAGATCAAACCCCCCTTACAAGCCAAATAAGAGCCCTATAGGTATACATATAGAGCCCTATACAGGCCTAGTTAGTTATTGGGTTACATACAGATAAGGTTAGGTGGTTAGTTATTGGGGTAGTAGGGTGGAAATACGGGTTGCAAGACCCATGCCAACTCTCTATATATCTCAGAATAATTATACCCCTTACCCTATATATACCCCTATATAGGTATATATTGACTACCCTATATGACACTATATGGCTATCAGTGCTATTAGCCCGCCCCTGCAAGACCTATACCACCATATACGTAACTATAGTTACTAATATATACCCATATATTAATAAATCAGTGTATTTATAACTATTGATTATTATGTGATTAAATGCTGGTACTCCACCGATAGAGTAAGCAAGATATATACCAACATAATGGCATAGATATTGAATGGCTATGCAACCTTTGTGCCAGAGCTCGCGGGCCTAGATAGAGAACTATAGTTACCCAATGCAATTAATATACCAATGTAGTTATATAGAATGGTACATATATTGCAATAAATTAAAATGACCATATATGGATATACATGTATATAGGGGTATGGTAATGTAAAGGGGTACGGTGCTATATGCAAAGACCGTGCCATGGCTCCATCCGGTAAATCACACACAAACCTAATTTAACCAACTGAACAAATATTCATACTCTATATGGGTCATAAAATAACCCAATTAAGGAATCTATTTGGGTCATTGAGAGAAGTACCAAAAACCGAGGGGAACAAATATTCAAACCCAGTAAAAATAATCATGAAGAAAAACCCAATGATTTCAAGACTAGGTTAAAACTAGAGTGCTTTTCGTATAATTATTATTTAACTATGTATAAGTACGCTACTATAAGTAGAGGGGGAAAATAAGAACATGAGAGACTTAATAGATAAAGCTGACCATATATTGAGAAATAGTCATAGATTTAACGTGGGAGATAAGGTTAAATTTAGAATATCAGATGAAGCTGGAGCTAGAATAGTAAGGGGCAAAGTGCGGCGTGTAGAGATAAATTATTTGTGGTCTGGTGTCTATGAAATAGAATTAGATAACCCCTGGGATAAGATATACAAGGACGAGGCTCCTAGAAATACTATGATGATAAGAGAGGACGTACTCACATTGGATACTTTAGACTATATGAGAAAGAATAAGAAATGAGATTCGAGGTCGGGGATAAGATCAAATTCAAGTGGGGTAAAGGCCATATGGTTGGTACCCTATCTAAGTATATAGGTGAAGACTACTGGTGGGTGTTATTTACAGATGGGTGTTTTGACAGGTGTATAGAGATGAGAGGCTACATGTTCTCCCACGCCAACCCAGTGACTTATATGAGACGTAAGAGGGAAGGATGAGTAAATTCGAGCCAGGCGATATAGCTATACATGAGTACCTAAGCATCAGGCAGAGAGGAGACTTGCCAGATACACTAGAGATACATTGTGAGTGGGTAGCGGATAGAGTAGAGATTATTAAAGAAGCTACGGGGGAGAATCCACACTTAAGTAACTATTATCGGGATGGCCTTTACTTTGTTTGTAATAAAGACGGAAAGGCTTATATGGTTCCTGTCCAAGAGTTGAGATTGGACGTCGTTAACACTATGAGACGGAGAAAAGAATCTCGTGAGCAATAATAAGTATAAGTTAGGTGATAGGGTTAGATTTAATAGTCAGGGGCTTAAAGGAGTAGGGGTAGTGGTGGCTATTTCTCAATTTGCTCCAGATTGTTATGTGGTTCAAGGCCCGCCCCGAGCGGGTGGTCGCGGCCTCCGGATAGACTTACACGAGAAAGAAATGGAATACAGCGTAATTGGATACATGGTAAGGAAGAAGAATGGGCTGGAAACCTAAGTTACACCTATTTCAATTAGGAGACAGGGTAAACTTTAGTTACCTAGGTAGAAAGGTAACGGGGAAGATTATAGGTATAAGGCCCACTAAATCTCCTTATTCTGGATTCCCCTTATTTCAAGAGTATACGGTAGAATTCTCGGATGGCCCCCGCATGAATATGTGCTACTGCAAAGAAAGTGACCTTATGCTGGCAGATACTATAGAGTATATGAAAAGGAAGAAACAGTGAAATATAAGGTAGGAGACAAGATTAAGCTGTCTACGGGGTACGAGTTTAACCCCCAGGTTTATATTGGAACGGTGGTCAAGGAGCCTACCAAGAAGAATAATCTATACCTAATAGAGTTCAAGGCAGACGAAAGAGGGACCCAGAGGATATACCTAACCGCCGAACAAATACAGCCCTTGAATGTGATGACCTATATGAAAAGGCTTAAGAAATCTCAGACTGATTAAAATAGTCGGCTCAGAACACTAGAGAGCCATATTTCGACCCTATTTTGGCTTAAAAAGACCTGAGTAATACCGGAGGATACCCCAAATGATTAAGAAAATCACTAAAATCACAGAAGTCGAAGAAATTCGGACAGTTAGTATTACCTGTGACGTGTGTCAGAAAAAGATTACTCCGGACGATATTTGGGAGTGGCAAGAGATATATTTCGTGGTTTTCACGGGTGGCTACGGTTCTGTGTTTGGAGACGAGACTAAGGTGAGGTGTGAAATCTGTCAACACTGTCTCAAGAAGCTTATAGGACCATATTGCCGCTATGAATAAATATCAAAAGAAGGATAGGGTCAAGGTTAGGGTGCTGATGCCCCAGAAAGAACCAGGAGTAGCTCGGGGTGAAAGATGGGTGTCGGGGGAAGTACTGGCCGTAGAACACAATGATTTATTCAATGATTCCTACATCGTATATGTAAAACCCAAGGCTGAGGATAAGTTTCCCTTCCCGGTGAATATGGCAGCTCCCATACTACACGTAGGTCCAGAGAATTTAAAAAGAGACGTTATAGAGCATATGAGGAAGAATAAGAAATGAGTAAAGACGATATCTTAGAAGATCTCAAGGATGTGTGTGAGGACTCCAGACACCCCTATTTAAAGAAACCTAGATTCTATAGGGTTGTAAATAAAGGTAAAAAGCCGTGTCCTAGCAGTCGGAATGGCCTCCATTACCCCGATAAGTTGGAGTGGGGCGTAGACCTGAGAGACCATATGGTAGACCTGTGGTGTGGAGATTGCGGTAAGAAATTCAGAAAGATACCCTTTAGGGACCTACCTGAAGAGTGGAAAGACCAGATAAATAAGACGTTGGAGGAATCTATTGATGACTAAGGCAGAGAGATTATTAAAGAAAAAGAAGAAGTTTGAAGATAGGGCTGAAAGAATCCAGGGACGAATCGAGTATCGGAAGTATCAATGGAAGGATACTCTACAGTTTTCAGGAAGTGAGTCTAAGAATGAGCCTCATGTCTATTTAGCCGCTGGTAGAGATTGGAAGGACGGGTCTCTTCGTTTGGACCTAAGAATCGATGATAAGACAATAGTCTACGGAACTGATAAAATTCGGGAACTTAGGGACTGGTTAACCGAAATGCTGTCCGATTCCTTGACTTCGGAAATGCGTGAAATTAAAGGGAAAAATAAGGGGTAACATTTTTTACAGGAACAATTGTTACCATTCTGTTTAACTATGTATAAGTATTAGCCTTATTATAGAGGCATTTTTAAGGACATGTGCCTGGGTGGTTAGCTTGTCCTCCTAGCCTGTTTCCGGTAGCTTTCTGCTACCTACAGGTAACACTTTATTAAATTCGTATCTATCCCCACCTGAAGACGGATTATTATGAAGCCGATAGTTGACTGCCCAGGCCTAAACCAATTAGCTGAGGCCATAGAACTTTGTGATGAAATACTCGCTAGCCACACCCAGGCCAAAATAATTTCCCTTAAAGAGCATAGATTCATAAAGGAAATGAGAGCGGAACTTATGGAAGAATTCCGCCGTCTTAGCCGCAAAATGCTATTTGGATAATGGGCAGATATGGGTTTCAGAAAATTCCTACGGAAACTCCTTCCTAATCCGGAAGATCAAGTCAAAATTCCCATTAAAGACGTAAAATCGCTAGAAATTTCCCCTATTTGCAAGACAGAGAAAGAATACAACGACAGGATGATTCTTAGTATAGGCGGTCTTCATCGCAAGATTGGTATACTTAAACGTCCTGATGTCTATGGTCCTGAAGATTTAATAGAGGAAAAGATAGCATTAGAGTCTGTGGGCGCTGAATTGATTATTCCTGCCATAATTATCCCACACGGAGTATCACAAGAAGGTTGGATACCTTACATAGTATTTTTTACTCATGATAAGAAGTTATTTGTATGTCCAGCCGATTATGATGCTTTTTCTGATACAGGGTATGAGAGGTAGACGAGGGTAACTTTGGTTACTCTCATGTGATTCCTCCCATTACTTAGTAAGCCTAAGTAACTTCCTCCTCGTCTGTTGGGCGGAGGGGCTGGTTTATCTGGTCCCTCCCCCGACAATTTGTGGAAATCATTATGAAAATTACATTGACACCATCCAGGAAAGATGATTTACGCGAAATAAGGGGGGCTCTCAAGCTATTACAGGCCTTGGGAGGCGGAGTTCTAGAGCTTGCACCGGGCACATACACTGTTGACAACAAGCTTGAAGTACCAAATGGATGTACTATTGTTGGTGGTGGTAAGCAAACTAAAATCAAGTAAGGAGGTACAGAGTCCAGATGGACCCTGCTAGTTTATCTATTATAGAAGAAGGCGTAACCGACCCTCCCAGAGGAAGTGAATTAGTGGAATGGTATGAATTTTTGGGCATTATGATTCTATGGGATCTAGCTCGCTCGGTATTTACAGCTTGGTTAACCAAATATTGGCTCAGTAAACGGCCAGTGAGCAAGAGGAAAGCAAAAGATGCCTAAAATTCGTCGCAGAGGACCCATCAGATACTCCGAAGCTACTGGAATTGATAAGCCTAAGAAGCTTATTGATACAGATAAGATAGATGTTATACGGCAGAAGCCTAATCGCGTGAAATTAGGCATCGAAGAGGGTGAGACCCGCTTTCCACCCGAGGCTATAGCGCCAAATAAGCGAAAGTACGACGAAAAAGGGCGTTATATTAAGCACAAAAATGATTTTACGAAGAAAAAAGAGGACTCCGATGAAAGAAAAGAGCCCTCTATGGTAGAAGCAATGAAGAATACGTCCCTATCTAACCCATATCGGAAGAAAAAGTAGTGTCAAACAAGAAAAAAAGTGTAAAAGTTCTTGAAAATATTGCTGATGCTAAGGAAGAGGCAGCAAAAAGACGCTTAAAAGGGCTTTCGAAAGACGGTTGGAGTGTTATTCAGCTATTTTTACAAGAAATTCAGGCGAATGACCTAGTTTCAGAGGTAGTAGGTGGAACTAAAGTTACTCTTACTAACCAAATTGAGGCTCTAAAGGAACGTATTCAGTTCGAATTTGAAGACGACGAAGAGGTTAAAAAGTTAATTATGGCTAATTTCCCCACCTATAACACTATTCGTAGGTGGACCAAGGCTCAAGGTTGGCAGGATGCTGTCTATGGTAGCATTAAGTATGCCAATTTATTTGATAATTACCATAAGGCTAAAGTTATTGACGGCGTGTATAGAAAAGCTACGGCTGATGGACGCCAGGATATGAAAGCTGCGGAGCTTTATTTCAAAATTGAGGCCGATGTATTTGGTAAAAATAAAGATAAGGGGTCTGAGAGCTTGCAGGATGAGCTCACTAATGTGGTCTTGGGGAAAAAGAAGTCTAAGTAAGGATAGGGAATGGAAGCCTACGTAGAGTATGGTGAACCTTTAAAATTACACGAACTTCACATAGAAGAGCTTGTAAAAACACTGGAAAAAAAGGGTGTTAAGTTAGTTAGTTCTAAAATAGGACCCCTAACTCCTAAGCAATCTCTTATATGTAAGGACGAAGCAAGATTTAAGGTAGTGGCCTGTGGACGTAGGTTTGGCAAGTCTATGCTGTGTACACTTATCGCTCTGGCTGTGTTGTTACAGCCGGGACGAAAGGTGTGGGTAGTAGCTAAAGACTATGGACTCACAGATAGGGTGTTCAAGGAACTCTATCATTTGGTGGTTAATGAACTAAAACTCGCTAAGAGTAAGTCCATGTATCACCGTTTCGTAACCTTGAAGAATGGAAGTGAGTTTAGAGGCAAATCTTGCACCAACAGAACCTCCTTGGTTGGTGATGCCGTAGACCTTATAATTTGGGATGAGGCTGCTCTAGAAGAGCAAGCAGAAGATATATGGAACCAGGAGCTTCGGCCCTGTCTAACTGACCGTAAAGGGTCGGCTATCTTCATTTCTACCCCCAGAGGTCGTAATCACTTCTATGAATGGTATAGATTAGGTAAGAAAGGGGAATTACTACGTAAAGCCCTGGAAGGCTCTGATACGGAACTTACTGAAGAGGAAGTGGCCTTGTCAGACTGGTCTTCATATAAGTTTACCTCTTATGCCAATACCATTGAAGAAGGAGGATATTTAGATAGAGCTGAGATTGATGCGGCTAGGCTGACCCTACCGCCGCTGAAATTTAAGCAGGAATATCTGGCAGATTTTACGGCTGTTTCAAATAGGTCCTTTCCAGAATTCGACTTTGACGTACAAATTGTCGATGAAGATTTTGGAGGGCATATTATTCAGCCGCATAATCCAGAAGTCTTCGCCAGTATGGATTTCAACTACTCTACCCCCTGTACCACTCTGTATGCTCAGATGGATGGGAGCCTAAATGTTTTTATCTTTGATGAGTTTGTGCCCAAAGAAGCACAGACTACTGTTCATGCCCAGGCTAAACAGCTTCTGGAAATAGATAAACAGTTAGGCGGAGTAATCCACACAGTAGTAGCTGATATCGCTGGGAAACAAAAAGACTTGGCTGGAAGAAGTGCTTGGGATGATTTAGCTTCTTGGGGCATTCATCCTACGGGTAGAAAGCAGCGGATAGAAACAGGATGTGATTTAATCCGTCTTTGGTGTAGATATCCTGTTGTAGATGATAATGGAAAGATACTATTTGAAGAAGACGGAATAACTCCAGTAACTTATCCAAAATTATTTGTACATAGTAGGTGTGAAAACCTTATTTACGCTTTAGAAACTGCTACAGCACAAGAAACACAAAATGGAATTCTGAAGGAAGGGTATAAAAAGGACGGAAAGACAGACGGACCTTTGGACGCTCTCAGGTACTTATTGGTGTATTTGCTCCATGATTCAGGATATGTTGGAGCCATTCCGGTAATTTAAGCCAAGTAAAAGGAACTAATATGTCAGACAGTATTACTTACAGGAAAACAATTCGTCAGAGATTTGATGCTACCGCGTTTCATCAGACTGGTGTATTGGATGCTACAACCTCAGTATCTAAGATTAAGTTGGATATTGTGGCAAAAAAAGTTACCATACAACCAGCCGTTGGAGTTACGGTAACTGTAGATGTTTCTCTGGACGGAGTAAGATGGACACAGATCGTTACTGGGTTAACTGCGATGTTAAGTTATGGCGATACTGTGGGAGATTATCTGGTTAAACATGTGCGTGTAACTCGTACTGCTGGATCAGGTAATGTGGTTATCGTTGGAGCCTAAGTATGCCAGATCCCATCCCCAAGCTAGTGATATATGTGAACGGAAGGTTTCGGCTGATTAAGCCTAACCTGCCGAGTTCAGTGCAGGGCGATGCGGAAATGCAACGTAAGTTGCTATTGCTTATGGCTCACAAATATCGCTTTTTTGACTGGGGAAATAAACTTCCAGAAGAAAAGTTTGAAGAAATCAACACTTATGTGTACAATCTAGTTAAAGACTTATACGAGGAATAAACCATGCCCAAACGCGCAGATAAAGCTACAGGAAAGAGCACGCTGAAACATAGAGGGCATAGCCGTAAACAACAAGGGAAACCGGGTACTCAGGCGTACAAGGCCGAGACTGAAAAAGTCAAGCCTAAACGTATGAAGGACCGTGGACCTGGTTCGGCGTTTGCACACGCTCTCTATAGGAGCGAAGCTGCTCGTCTTAAAGAAGAGTCAAAGAAGCCAGGAAATCTGGGCTACAAAGAGACTATTCCTGCTGGCCCTCAAGCAATGAACAAATCTTTGACTAAACATCTTAAAAAAGGCAAGAAATAATGCCTGAAGATAAGAAGAATTCTCCTCAAGGTACAGCTCCAAATAATTCTGTACAGCAGACTCCGGTGGTGAGGCCTACCAGAACCTCTAACAAAAAGAGGATTATAGAGGCCCTAAAGAAAAAAGACCACCTATCAGGGAGTCTCTACGTTGATGCTCATAAAGATGTTGAAGTGTATCAGAAGCTGTTTGAGAAAAAGGGGCATAATATTATTGAGAATTCCAAAAATTTAAAGAAATCAAGGAGTAAAAAATAATGGGTGTTGGACGTAGACTTATTCAACGGCGTCATAAACTTCGTGACGACGTTAGAGACGACGTTCCTAAGCGTGAAAAGGTGGATAAGCGAGATGACGTTCTGCAGGACTCCCCCGGCGCTTTTGGAGCAATGAGAGGACTGCGTCGAAGACAGGAAGAAGATTTTGGTCAAGATGTGTTCGAGGTCAAAATTGAGAAAGCCTGGGAGTCTGATGCTGACATCGAAAGAGTTGACTTCGGTGGCGGAGACTTCGGACTCAGAGTTACCTTCGCACAGTCCATCCAAAGTTTAGACAGGGGTTTTATTGAGGGGGATGAACTCCAAATCATAGAAGAAGGTTCTGCCCTTGAATCGTACAGGTATGAGGGAATTGAAGAAGCGAATAGTGGTGACGTTGCAGCCGGTCGGGTCCGTGTTGTTTCTGATACAGTTCTTCGACTCCCAGATGCCTCCCCGACTGCAGCCGTTGCAGCATGGGGCTTCATAACCTTAGATGCTGCGTTTACGGGTGGAGACTTAATTGATGGAGAAACTATCGTTCTAGACGATGGAACCAACCCTGCAGTAACTTTTGAGTTTGATGATGGTCTTGGTGGTGGTGTGACCCCTGGAAACGTAGCCGTTGGATTCGTGCCAGGAGATACTGCCTCAGACATCAGAGATGCACTCGTTACAGCTATCAATGGCGTAGGGGCGGGATTAGCAATTACAGCCTCGCCTGGACCTGGATCAAATCCTAGTGTTGCATTGGTAAATGATACCCCCGGAGTCGCTGGTAACGTTGCTATAACGGAGACAGTTGCTGATACTGGATTAACGGTAGCAGGAATGTCGGGAGGTGCAGATGCCTCTCTTAGTTGGGCGGATGAATTAGGCGTAAGAGTGCGAGCAAAACTAGCTGCTGGTGCCCGCCTGTAAAATGATCATTTTCAAAAGGAGATTGTATAATGGCTAAAGAGAAACGTAAAGTTTCGGATAAGGCTTTTGCGTTAAAGCATCGTGGCAAAAAGCTCAACCAGGGTGACCAGGTTGGCATGCCTAAACCTTTGGCAAAAGAAGAAGTTGCTAAAAGCCTAAAAAAGAAAAAAAAGTAACATTTGGAAATGGGGAGCAAGATTACAGTTCGAGTGTCCTGGTACCGGGTAGAACAGAGTAATGCAGCTCCCCTTCCTTTAATTTAGGAGAGAGGAAGTATGTCCTTTAATCTCGGTGTTCAAAACTATCCTGGTGGTTATCTAGGAGGGTTTGGATTTGGTACAGTAGGTATCTATCTATATGAGGATATTTACTATCGCCAATGGATCACCGAAATTGCTTTAGCTTTTTATGAAGGCCGACAAGACGAGTTTGTTTGGCTTGATTTACTAAAGCAGTTTAGGAATCCTGAAAAGCAACAAATCCTACCTTTAAATCTCACTAAAGAGATTATTGATGAAACTGCCATTTTGTACCGAGAGCCACCTATTTACGTGGTCAAGAGTAGAAAAACTGGTAAACCTCTAAAGAATGACCAGAGACTCTGGGAACAAATTATGCAGGATTGCCGGTATCTTCAAACCATGGATAGAGTGGACAGATGGTGCAGGCTACTGGGCACAGTTCTCCTGAAGGTTTCATTCATTGATGAATCCACAGGGAAAGTGGTCGAGAAGAACGAGGGAGGAAAAGTTCAACTCGACGTACTCCATGGTGGAGTTTACGATGTTAAGTACATAGACAGCCCTTATTATATTTCTGAGCTTCTTATTGGCTTTGGTCAAGGATTCTTGGGATTTAATCGTGGTGCTGGTGGTATGGGACAAACTCGTAGAGGACCTTTGGGGCAGTTGACCGGAATTGGAGCCGGTGCAGTAGGTAAGATGGGGAACTCCCAACATGGGCAGATTAGTACTATTTACTGGTCACCCACTTCTCATAAAGTCACTGGAGAAGATGGTGAAGATATGCATGATGGGCAAAACCCGTATGGATGTATTCCCGCAGTTCCTTTCTTTAATGCTGACCCAGCTCACTACTATTTCTTACCTATTAATGAGCCTCTGGTTTATGCTAATCACGCCATTAATATGCGTATAACAGACCTTAACCACATAGCGAAGTTTCAATCTTTTGGTGTACCGGTTCTGTCGGGTGTAGAAAGAGGAACTTCTATACGTAGAGGAAGACCTGTCGATGATTTCAACTTTTTTAGGGCAGGTTCTGCCACTCGTAGCCACGTTGGAGCTGTCGCCCGTTTTGGCCAAGGGGCTCAATTTCGGACTTTTGATAACAGCTTCGGATTCTTCGCTGATGGTAATGCTGACGCTAACGCTGTAGGAGCTAGTATAGGTCCTGATACTGCAATAGCGGTTGGTGAGAAGGGTGACTTCAAGTTCGCTAACCCCGATGCAGATATTACGGGGCTCGCTAAAACTATTCAACAATTACAAGACTGGGTAAGGGTTAGTCATGGACTAAATCCCAAAGGTGGGTCTTTTGACCAACCCCAAAAAGAATCTGGTTTTAGTAAGATGTTGGAGAAGATTGGCGTTATAGAAGAGAATGTTCGTCGCCAGAAGCTTTTTATGGAGAGAGAACAACAGCTTTTTGACACTATCAAGAAGTTGTGGAATACTCACTATTCTTCTGGTAAGAACAGATTTGCAGAAGACGCCTACTTAGAAATCAATTATGTAGAACCACACTTTCCTACCGATCCTCTGACCAAGATAAATCTCCTTGAGGGGGAGAGAAAGATCATTGAGTCGGGAGACCGTAGAGCTATTCATACCCTGTTCAAACACCTATCTGAAGATGAAATTACTCAAATGATTAATGACTATCATAAGGATAGAATGGAACAGATGGATAGAGAGATGCAGTTAATGAAAAAACAAGCCTCGGCTATGGAAGCTATGGGCTTACAATATAACGCTTCAGAGACTGCTACTCAATATAATGCTTCCGTTAAAGCTAAAGGAGCAGATCCTTCTGTATCGAGTCAAGATAATCGAACCAAACATGCTGTAGATAGTTCTAAGCAGAAAGGTAAGAATATGGATACTCGTAAACAGAAGAAAGAGGAGAGAGCGAAAAAGAAGTAATCGCTAAGGGAGGATCACATGGCTGTTACACACCAGCTAGTATTGGATACCTTACCGGCTACTTTTGCCGTAGACGAAGGCACTGAAGATCAGATGATCAAGCTCCACAAAAAGTGGAAACAGAAAGTCTTCTATGGTAAGAGCAAGACCATAAGTATCCCTAATCCGGAAGATTTGCCTGTTGATGTCCGTCCTGAATCCATTATTGGTATTAGGGTGGTCAGAATTCCGGAGGATGAACAATTAAGACGACGGGCAATGCAAGACCCTAGATCCAGAATGTTCTTAGACAAAACTAATGAGTTTGAGGAGGGCATTGACTTACTGGATCAGGGTAGAAAATAAACCCGAGTAGACCTCGGTAAGGGTTAATTTTAACCAGGGTAGACCCCAAAGGAGGCGATATGCCAGATCTTCTTGACACTCTCGGAAAAGACGCTGAAGCTAAGGCTCAAGCATCTGATGATGCTGCTGCAGCAAAGGCTGATAATGATATGTTGGACGGAGACCCTAAAAAGGTCGATACAACTACGGTTGATCCTACTCCGCCCACAGACGAGGGTAAAAGCACAAAGAAAACCGATGAACCAGCAGAGGACGATCCCTATAAGGATTGGACCCCAAAAGATTTTGAAAAAGCTCTTAAAGATGCTCGTAAGGATGCGGGAAAGTACCGCACCAAGGCTAAAGACCTTGAGGATCAAATGGATTCCAAATTAGAATCCAAGCTTAGAGAAATCGATGATAAATATGCTCCTCTCAAAAAGAAAGCCGATGAGTTGGATAAACTTAAGGCTGAGCAAGAAGATAAAAAGAGGGACATGTCACAAAAGCTGGCTCACAGGGAATCTTTAATTCGTGAATTAGAAGAAAAACTGGAAGAAGCCAAAAACCTTTCTCACAAGGAGAAGGTAGCATTACAAGAAGAGCTTACAAAGACCAAGGGCGATCTGGAAGGTCATTTGGCCTACTACAGAGAGCAGCTTGGCAAGGAGTTGGACGCAATTCCAGCTCAGTGGAAAGAAGTTGCAGACGCTATGGTGAAAGGCACAAGTGATACAAGAGAAGCTCTAGCTCTGATTCGTGATGCTAAAAATAAGAATTTCTTCGGAGATAAAAAGGTAGATGTCTACCACGGGGCTCCTAAAAAAGCTAGCGAAGGCGCTAGAATGAGTTCCACTCCATCTGAAGACCAGAAGAAAGACATGAAGTCCAAAGATAAGATTAAAGCCGGTCTGAAAGGTCTAGTTTCCGAAGTAAAGACAACAAGAGGTAAGTTCGGTATCTAACCTAGACAGAGGTAATTAATCAATGGCACAAGTTGTTACTCTTTCCGAAGCTGCAAAACTTTCGAACAACCTTCTGGTCGAGGGCATTATCGAGGATATCGTAACGGTTGATGACTGGTATCAGTACCTTCCGTTCGTGGTGTTTGAAGGCTTAGCCTACACTTTCACCCGTGAAGCGACCCTCGCTAAAGCCGATTTTGCGGCTCCTGGCACTTCCCTTGCTGCTACTAAGTTTCAAGGTGGTGCAACGTTCCAAAATGTGAACGTGAACCTAGCGGCCATCATTGGCGACATCATTCTCGATGGTCAAATCGAGGATCAACTCAGCGACCATAATGATCAGCTTCAGGTGCAAATTTCTTCCAAAGCGAAGCAGATTGCACGTATCTATATGAACGCGATCATCAACGGTCGTAGAATTCCTGGTGGCGCTCTGACTCAGGCCAATAGTGGTCCTATCGGCATCGAAGCCAAATTCGACGGCATGAAGAGAATTCTTGAAGCCGAAGCTGGCAACGTCGATGACGTCAACCATCCTTTCTATAACGCCGGTGCGTCTACTCAGACCTTGGCTCTCGTTGAAGATGATGCTTCGTCTTCGCGTGTTGGTCGTCCAGGTCGTGTGTTCTCACTTGAAGATTTGGACAATCTGATTGACCGTGTTACGGTTGGTCGTCCTGACTTCTTGATGATGAACGCTCGTGAGATTCGGACGCTGCGTGTCCTCTTAAGGAACACCGGTGGTGGTACGGATGCGTATCAAATCCAACAGCAGGGTCTTGGTAACATGAAGCCTATGCTTTATTATCAAGATATTCCTATTTTCCGGAATGACTTCATTTCGAAAGAAGACGGTGTCAACCTGGTTGATACTGGTGCTGTTGCGGCAGTTGGTGCTACGAGCATTACTACGGCTGAAGACTACAGTGTTGCCGTTCCCCAGGCTCTCCTGGATGGTATCGCTGCTGGTACGGCTGAAGTCCGTGTTCGTGACGACGACGCTATCCTTCGTCGCTGGAAAGTTACGAATGCCACTGGAGCTAACCCTTCAGTGCTAACCGTGACGGCGACTGGGCAGTTCCTAGATGTCGAGAACAACCGCGTGGAAAGCGTGTTGGCTCCTGACGACGCAGCCTTGAGTCTCGTGGCTGAAACCTATGAGATTTTTGAGAGAGCTGACGGCTCTACCGTTTACGCTGGTAAATGGGGTGAGTACGAAGGCGTCGTGGGCTTTACATCCGCTCAAAACGCTGGTCTTAAGCTTGAGTATGTCGGTCCTCGTGAAGATGAGAACGCCTATCAGTATCGCCTTAAATGGTACTGTGGTTTCGACCTTTACAACCGTCTCGCTCTTGCTAGGGCTAAAGACGTTCTGCCGCTGGGTGCTTAATCTAGCGTAGAAATTATAGTACGGGCGGGGCATTAAGCCCCGTCCCTACTTTTCCTTGAGGAGGGAAAATGTACTGGAATCGCAAGGTTACAGACAATGAATATATTGTCGTGAAGCATCCTTTGCGGGATTCTTCAAATACCTATTATCATGGAATCAAATTTACTAGAGGCTTTGCGGTCATAGTAAAAAATTCCAAAAGTCATCAGTTTATCAAAACTGCTCCGTTTCTAAGAAATCATAAAGTATTCGATTTAACCTACCTAAAAAACATCTTCAGACTTAAAGAAATCGAGATGATCTATGGTAAGGATGTTTACTGGCATTATTTAAAAGCCATAGGTCTCCATGCAAACGAATTACCCACTGAGAAAACGGAGGTCACACCACAAGACGAAGTAATTACACAAGAAGAACAGCCAGTTACAGAGGCTCTCGTAGAGGAACCTGTATCTGAACTGTCAGGTTTGGGTGATGACGACGCTCCTCAATATATACTTGAGGAAAAAGAAGAGGAAGAGGAACCTCTTAATCTAGAAGAACTTACACCAGAACAAAGAGCTGAAGCTCATAAAACTCTGGGGCTTTGTTCATATATCCGTAAAAAAGACGGAAAAGTGTGTGACAACAAGGCGTTAAAAAGTAGCCCAGCAGGTTACTGTTTCGCCCATGTTAGGTTTGATCCTGAAAAGAGGAAGAAATAGGGAGGAATTATGGGTCTTTTAAGATTAGACAGACAACGTCTAGAAATTAATATGATTTTGGGTGTACTAGAAGAGTATAAACCCACAGCTCAGGTGAAACGTCTCCAAAAACGTTTAGAAGGTCTTCGTAAGAAGTATTCAGATGCTATGGAAGTTTTCCGTAAGGTAACTCAAGACGAAATATCTCCAGAGCTGAACTCTATTGAAGAAGAAGTTAACGAAATTAATAATACAGCTTATCCGGAATTAGCTCAATTACAACAAGGTGATGTTGTAGAACCCCTTAAAATCAAAAAAGATAAGCCTAAATCCAAAAAGAAAGCTACCAAAAAAGCTAAGAAATAAGGGACTCCATGGGCGCTAAAGGCAGTACAGGAGCAGGAATTCAACACACGTCTAAAGGACCTACCCAAGGTGTCTCTATAGTTGGACCTAATGGGCGACCCGTAGATGTGCTTATAGACGGAGATGGTAAAGTACGTCTCCTGGTTGATGCTAATGTAACTGTTGAGAATGCTACAATAAATGTAGATTTAGACTCTGAAGACGGCGATAACGTCGCTATAGGCAATCTATCTAATTCCGATAAACTTTTTGTGCATTCTGATGGCACTGTCAGCATTCGTTTACTAGATGAAGCTGGTGCTGCTTTTTCTGCTCTCAACCCCCTTCATACTGAAATAGTTATCCCCGCTGGGGGCTTAGAGGTAAAATTAGAAGCCTCTAGTGGAGATACTGTAGCTGTTTCAGGTCACCAAACACAAATATACGCTGAGAACGAAGTAACTATCAATGCAGGAGGGAGTTATACCAACGTTCTAACGTATGTAGTTCCATTTAATGATACATACATAGCCTTTGCAGAGATTACTGGTCCAGTAGACTCTGTGGTTCGTATGAGACTAAATGGAGTAACTATTAGAAAGAAGCATCTTACGGCTGGGTCTCCAAATGTGGAATTTCCTTTCTTGGAGCCTAGACGGTTAGCTTCTGGGCAAACCTTAACCATAGACGTAAAACCTGATAAGACTCCTCCGGCATTTCTGTCTGGAGTGGAATTTTTTGCATCTATTCAGGGGTTTAGGGATTAGGCATCTGGGAGGATTGGAATCAAGCTCAATGACTATTCATACTGATTCAGGAGAAATAAATGGCTGATTTCAATCAATTTGGAAATCTAGTAGGTGAACATCTCACCTCCTTGCCAACCCTATCTAACGGAGAAAAACGGTCTGTACAACTAGACTCATCTGGCCGGCTAATTGTAGCTGGTAATTTTGATGTTAATCTAGACCATACGGCTGGGGACTCCGTTCAGGTAGGTGACGGTACAGATGTACTTGCCATCTTTGCTGATGGTTCTATAACAGTTCGTCTTAGCGACGGTACTAATACGGCGGTGGTGGACGGTTCTGGTAACCTCCAAGTCGTGGAAACCAATAGTGCTGATATTTTAACCTCTTTACAGCTCTTAGATGATGCTGTATTTTCTGTTAGTGACGTGGCTGGTGCCACGGATGCGGGTATACAGGCTTTAGCCGTTAGAGATGATGCTCTAGGTACCCTGACAGAAGTTGATGGAGACTATACCCGTCTTCGTACTAACGACCGTGGTGCTTTGTGGATAGTTCCAGACGGCGACGTTAATGTTACCGCCACAGACTTAGATATTAGGAGCTTAACTGACGCTTCCGATAGTGTGTCTATTGGAGATGGTACAGATACTCTAGGCATCGAAGCTGATGGGTCAATTCTAGTTCGCTTGTATGACAGTGGTGGTACTGGCTTAACTAGTACCTTAGTTGGTGCTGACCAAGCACTAGATGTTAACGTTGTCTCCACAGTTGATGGAACCTCTGGCACAGAGACAGATACAGTTTCTGATGGAGGAGATGATGGTCTCATAGCTATGACGGGAGGCGTAGATACTCTGATTAGCCTTGCTGTCGGAGCTGGTACTACCTACCACATCTCTGCTTTTCAGTGGGCAGCTAGTGAACAAGCTGACTTTAGATTAGAGGTCAGAGATAGTGGGGCTCTAACAGAGACTATTAGAAGGAGTTTAAACTCTGGTGCTACTCCTAGTGGAGAATATACTTTCCCCACAGAAATAGAAGTAGCTGGAGCTGCTAACCGAACCTTAGAGGTTAGAGTAAGAAATGCAGGTGGGGACGCTTCAGGTCTCGCACATGCAGCTATCAATGGATTTACTACTTAATATAGTGTAATTTATGGCAGATTTCGGTCCTACTGAACAAGAAGTAAAAAATGTAATTAATTCTGAAGAGAATTATTCAGTCATTATTGACGGAACGACTCCTACCTATAAGGCTGTAGTAGATTCCACCGGGGCGTTGAAAGTGTTTGGCGCTGGTGGGGGAGAGCAGTATGTCGATGGCACGGCTGATACTGGAGCCGAAAAGGGTAATATAGCTTTAGGTAGTGATGGAAGTAACTTTTATTACCTCTTGACTAATAATCTTGGTAGGCTTCAGGTAGACGTAATTGGGGGCGGTGGAACTTCGGGACAGCTAGTTACTGACGCCCAAGCTGTTGCCCCAGGAGATGTAGGTCGTATTTTTGCTGGCTCAGACGGATCTAATTATAGACATGTGTCGGTAGACAGTTCAGGACAGTTACAAATTGACGTGCTTACCTTACCCGCAGACGTGGATATTAGGGATTTAGATTCCGCCCAAGATTCAGTAGCTGCTGTGCAGAGTGGTACATGGACGGTTCAGCAGGGTACTCCTCCTTGGACAGTTTCTGCTACAGATCTAGACATAAGAGATCTGAGCCATACCCAAGATAGTATCAGAATTGGAGATGGGACCAATCTGGTAGACGTACTGAATGATGCTGGAACATACAGACTTCAAGTAGCAGCTAAAATAGAAGCTGGTGGGGCTTCTCAAGATGTACATCCAATAGATACAAATGGAGTTGACTTAGATGTAGCACTAGATACTGCAAGACCGGCTAATACTAGAGCATTTATATTTTCTGGTTTAGACGAATCAGATATTGTCAGGGTTCCCAGTATTACGGTTGATGCAGAAGACGGCAAACACCGTGTAGAAATTGTTGGCAAAGTATCTACTAGTCCCCCAGAAGCACCCGCTGCAACTACACCAGTAACAATAGATGGAAGTAGTCCTCTATCTTTATCTGGTACAGATACGGAAGATTGGATTATCCCCAATGGAGAAACTTTTACCATGTCACAATTGACAGCGGGCTCAGAAGGAGATCCAACGGAGAAGGGTTCTAAAGTCGAGGTACTATATGTAGACGCAGCCTCTGTAGAGCATCTAATTAGTCGAGTCTATTTAACTGGTTTTACTACAGAAATTTATCCAAATACATCCCAAGCAAGAGATGGAACAGTGATGACAGGGAATGGTACAACCACATTAATTAGGATTTATCGTGAGCACTTCGGTGGTGGTACTAGAGAACTCGATGCTGTAGTGAGAGGATACTACTAATGTCATTCTTAGGTAAACTAGAAAAATCATGGGCAGACCTAAAGGCTTTAGTTTCCGCTAAAGAGATTGAATTCCAATACCACGAAACTACTGAGAAGTATTTTATATTTGCCTTTGAAAATTCTCTAGTATATTTTGTAGATATACATAAAGCCGGGTACGAGCCCGCAGGCATCAATATTTCACAAAATACTGCCGACAGAACAGATTTTGAAAATAATTATAAAGCCTCGGCTAATGGCAAAATAACTCTTAAAGTAATTACGGAACAGGCTAGTGGGTCTCATACAGAAATAGTTATTCGGGATAAGGATAATTCTAACTATAAGGCTTCTGTGAGCGCCGCTGGTAGATTGTTAGTATCTCAGGAACCTCCGGAAGCTCCTCCTGGAACTACAGAAATAAGTGTGACAGAATATAATAATATGTCTGGCACAGATACAGATTACTATACCATACCTAATGGGGAAACTGTAGTTATCCAACGCTTATCTGGAAGTTCAGAGGAAGCCAACGGTGGTTGCGCCATTGAATTGTGGTATGATTCCAACGGTAACGGGAATGGTATGACCATTATAGATGTTATACATGTTAATGCTTCTAGTGATCAACATGATTTGAGTTTTACCGTTGAAGGAAATGGGACCAGGAGAATTGCTTTGAGACGGAGGCGATTGGGAGGTGGTTCCGCAGAAATCTTTGGTCGCTGGGAGGGATACTATTAATGGAAGTTTTACACAAGTACTACTACAAGGAAGTATCCTCTAATACTGAAGACTCTCAAGAGTTTGTGATTCCAGACGGAGAAACGTGGGAAATTACTCGGTGGAATGGTTCTGCTAACGCTTATCGAGAAACGCACGTTTGTGTTATATGGGACTATGATGGAACACAGGAACTCATAGCCATTACCTATAATTCAGAAAAACGAGATATATTGAGAACATTTACCGGTGATGGTACGAAAAAAATGGCCATTGTTTTGGTTAATGATTCCCCAAACGCAGAACGTTTAGGGGCAGAATTTGATTATAAGGTACTATAATCATGCCAACTAAAGCTAGACCTAGAAAGAATGACAGAGCAGCCGATGGACGTCAGCTTGTACGTTCAGATAGCCGTCCTATTGACTCTACGACTTATTTTACCACGCGGGGGGATAGTTCTACAGCTATAGGGGACGGGACCATTATTCAGTGGGATTTTTCCACTTCCGATGACGTAGTTACCGATTCTATAACGACCTCGATTCCTAGTGGGTTTAAGAGAAAGAGGCTTAAGTTAAGTTTCGTAGATGATGTGCGAGTAAAAGAGGGTTGTTTATACTGGCTTAATGCGCCCTTCGGTACCTTTGTTGATTTTTGGGTTATATGTCCAACCAATGGATATTATAAAGACCCTAACGGTACAATTCCAGCTTCTATGCTTGGGTTAGACGGAACTGATATGTACACCCAGGCAACGGCTGATACTCCTCTTGTTCATTATGTAAATCATCACATGATTATGGGTGATTGTCCCATGGGCGATGAAATGAATACGGAGGCTGCGAACGAGAATCCCATCCCCCCAAGCTATGAGTTGTGGGTGGAAATAACGGTAGATTCAAATAATACAGACTGTGTAGGATGTGGGGAATTAGAACTCTATAGAAATCGTACTCATCTACTACCAGGAGAATCTGTATAATGTTACAACTTTGGGCACTTATTAATACACCCATTATGCTTCCTATGATGGTTGCTCAATTGATTCTAGGAGCATTAATTTACGTAGCTGGCAAATTATTTCGCAGTAAAAAGTTAGAGACTCACGGTAAGGATTTAGCCATAGCGGTAGACCAGTTTATGAATGTAGTGTGGTTAGGCAACCCTGACGAAACTATTAGTTCTAGGACAGGGAGAGCAATCAGGTCAGGTAGGCCTAAGTGGTATATCAAATACCTGTTACATCCTTTTGTGGATAAGGCTGCTCAGTTCTTTGGAGATGGCCCCAACCACTGTATAAACGCAATTGAAGAGGACGAGTACGAAGAAGGCCAATACGAAGTGTGGAAATGGCATAAATAACTTAGGGAGAAAGACATGAGGAGGATAGAGACTAGAAAGAAACCTAAGTCTCTGGAAGCTAAGGGGAGAATCCGTATTCTTAAAAACACTCATCACACATGGATTAAATTTTCAGTCTTTCTACAACTAATACAGGTTGCTTTACTCATAGCAATAGCTGGAAAACTTTTTGGCTATTTTAGTTTTTAGGTGCCTTATGAAGACTGAGAAATTGATAAAAAAGATGAAAAGCTCCAGAGATGTACAACCCAAACAGTTGGGTAACACCCCCCAGGGTACTATACAAACACAGGCTGATTCTTCTAAAGTAAAAGAAGAAGTGATGGCAGAAGTAGAAGAAATGTTGGTTCAGAAAGAAGTAGCCGACGCAGAGTACTTTGAGGGAGAATTTAAAGCATTAAAAAATGAGATCAGGTCTCTAAAATCTAGCTACAGTACTTTGATGGCAGAAAATGCTAAATATAAAGAGAGATTAGATACTCTTTTAGAGACTATTGAAAAAGCTAAGGAACAAAAACCTAAAGTTTTTGAAAGGTTGTTTAAGTAATGTCAGTCGTTATAGATTTTACATCTCCTGGTAATCCTCCCAATAATATTACCAGTTTTCAAATAGAGAGAAGTGTTAGGGCTGCTAGCGGCACTATAGCCGCCGCTGGAGACGTAAATAACGTAACTAAAGTTGTCACAGTTACTTTTGATGGTACTCCTCCAGCCGATAACGCCCTGTTGGGAGACCAGATGGAGATTGGCGGATTACTATACAACATTATAGCCAATACTTCCACAACTATCACTTTTTCTCCTACTACCGACCTATCCACCATCACTACGTTTCCGACAACGTTTGTCGTGCTCAATGATCTCGCAGAGTTCAGTACTTTTGAGACTGTTGGCACTGTAACTCCAGACGTTCCTTTCACAGATAACGTTGTCCACCAATATACCGACTCTACAGGTACTATTTATGATTTTTATCAAATAAAAACAGTAGATTCTGGTGGAACGGTTAGTGCCGACCCTCTCACAGACCCCTTCAGACCTGGCCAGGTAGTCAATCTTGCTGTTGATGAAAAAAGACTCACTCCTAAAGACCAACTTGCTGGAATCATAGGAGGAAGTCTGTCTTTTGAGGTTACAGTGATAATTGGAGGACGCCGGCAAGACCCAAAAGATAACCGGGTCGTGGCTGACGTCTTTACTCCTCCTCACATATCTCCAAATGGACGTATGACAGCGATTGCTGAGTTAGAGATGACTCGGGTGGGTCTAGGTCAGTACAGAACCACCTGGACGATTCCTACGGAAGCTCCACAGGCAGTTGGAGGGTTCACCTTATATCCTGATGATCAGTACATTGTAGCGTACAAGGGTAACTTCACAGGTCTTATAGGAGGTGCTCCAGATAACTTCAGAGAGTTTGACAGTGAGTTATTCTCTCTGAGATTCCTGGACGGACCT